ATGATAAAAGTGCCGGATTTTACCAAAGATGAAATTAATTACATTTTAGATAAAGCTAACTTTACAGATCAGCAGCACACATTGTTTATGCTTCGAAACAAAGAGTGCAGCTACGAGATGTGCGCTGAGGAAATGAACGTGAGTATTGCTACAGTGAAACGTATAGCAAAGATTATGAATGAAAAAATAAAAAAAGTGATGTGATACTTTTTTGAGCCGATACTGATATGGTATCTGCTTACTTTTTATGCAAAAATTTATTTAGAAAGAGGGTGACAATGTGTTTTCAGATGAAATTTTAGAGAAAATTTTTAACAGAAAAGAGATGCAAAGGCTTGATTTGCAGACACAATCCTCTGTGATACATGCGATCGAGGAAGTTTTAGAGGGGGAAAAGCAGAATGCAGATGAACAACCAGTATCCGAATAGCATATACAATCCGCAGATACAGCCATATTTCCAATATGGGAATTATGGTGGAAACCAATACCAACAGCAGAGATTCGAACCACAGCAGCAGTTTCAACAGCAAATGCAACCGGTGCAGCAGTCACAATCGACTTTCATAAATGGAAAAATTGTTCCATCGGTTGATGTGATTAATGCAAACGATGTTCCGATGGACGGAAGTGTTGCAATATTTCCAAAACAGGACATGTCGGAAATTTATGCTAAACAGTGGAATGCTGACGGGACAATCCGTACCGTAGTGTTTAAGCCAGCTTTAAATGAACAGGCTAACAACTTATCAAACGATAAAGAAAAAGCGGTTTTAGAAGCACTAGAAGATGTCAGAAGCGGATTTGATGAAAAGATAAACGAACTTGTAAGTGAAATTTGCAAGTTGGAGCAAAAAATTTGCGATACACCAACTAATAGAACAACTAAATCAAAGAATAGCACAACTTAGTTTGTGTATTAGTTGATATGTAGTTGGTATGTTAATTCAAAAGGATGGTGCAGAATGAATCCATTAAATATTTTCCAGATGATGAAAAACGGGAACCCACAGCAATTTTTACAACAGATGATGGGAAATAATCAGATTATGAGAAATCCCTTAATGAAGAATACAATAGAAATGGCTCAAAAAGGCGATATGCAAGGAATTGAGCAAATGGCACGAAATTTGTGTAAGGAAAAAGGTCTGAATGCAGACGATGTAATAAATCAGATCAAAAGCAAGTTTAATAATTAATGGCATAATAGATGTTTGTATACAATTCCTAGGTGACATCTTTATGAATAAAATTTTCGGAGGTAAAACTATGTTTAACTCAAACAATACGCCTTTTACCATGCCTGTTATGCCGGCTACCGGCGGTTATTCTGACGGCGGCGCATGGGGCGACGGGGGATGGTTATGGATCATAGTCGTGTTCGCGTTGCTTTTTGGATGGGGAAACAACGGATTAGGTGGATTTGGCTGTAATAATGGCGGTGGTTATGTTGCTACAGCAGCTACACAGGCTGATATACAGAGAGGATTTGATAATTCCGCAGTTATCAGCAAGTTAGATGGCATTTCTAACGGACTTTGTGATGGCTTCTACGCTATGAACAACAGTATGCTTACCGGCTTTAATGGTATTAACACAAATATCATGCAGACTGGCTATGGAATTCAGCAGGCTATTAATGCTGATACTGTTGCTAATATGCAGAACACAAATGCGTTACAGTCACAGTTAGCTAATTGCTGCTGTGAGACGAGAGAAGCTATTCAAGGTGTAAATTACAACATGGCAACAAACACATGTGCGTTGCAGAACACCATGAACACAAATACAAGAGATATCATTGATAGCCAGAATGCAGGAACAAGAGCAATCCTCGATTATCTCTGCAACGAAAAAATTTCTTCCTTACAGGCAGAAAATAATGATCTTCGCAGAGCAGCTTCACAGGATCGCCAGAGCGCACTGCTTACAACTCAGATGGCAGCACAGACACAGCAGATTATCAATGCTGTGAACCCGGCTCCGATTCCGGCATACACCGTTCCATCTCCGTATGGATATGCTTGCGGATGCAATACTGGTTGCGGATGCTAAAAGCACAACAGAATAAGAGTAACTTAACCAAGTTTTATCCAAGGTTATGTCTGCTTTAGCAGTATTACAGTGATAAGGGGCAGACTGTTGTTTGCCCCTAAATTCGATTTAGGAGGTAAATTATATGGCAGAATATTTAGCTGTTGCGTCACAGGAAGTGGCTGCTAACGGAAATGTTGTTTTTACAAACACAGCAGTTAGAGGCTCTAACTGTATTCAACACAGAGAGGGTTCTGGAATTGTTACGCTTAGAGGGATCACAAATCAGTGCCGGGCGAGATATTTTGTAGATTTTTCTGCAAATATTGCCGTTCCTACTGGCGGTACGGCCGGAGAAATTTCTCTGGCAATCGCAATCAGTGGTGAACCGCTTCTTTCTTCACAGATGATTTCTACACCGGCAGCAGTGGCGCAGTTCAATAATGTTTCGACTGGAATCTATGTAGATGTTCCGAAAGGCTGTTGCGTAAACATCGCCGTTGAGAACACCAGTGGTGTTGCTATTGACGTAGCTAACGCTAACTTAGTTGTAACAAGGGAGGCGTAGAGTTATGGATATTAAAAGAATGCATTGCATGATTGAGAAAATTGCAGAGTGTGCTGAAAGTGAGTTCAATAAAGGGATAGAGAATGTTGACCCGGTAGAGATGGGGCAGGTAACAGATATGCTCAAAGACCTTGCGGAAGCCATGTATTACAGAACGCTAACCAAAGCAATGGATGAATCTGAAACAGATGAGATCATGGAAATGTTCGATAGATACGGCGATGGTGGTAGAAGATTTTACGACAATTACCGATATGCAAACGGACGTTTCGCACCTAAAGGAAGAGGAACGCGCAGAGGATATGAGGAAATGCCATACTGGCACATGACTCCGGAAATGTACCATGATTGGACTGACGGACGGGACATGGATAGAGACAGAATAGGTCGAATGTACTATTCTGAACCATCACGCATTTCTGACAGTGCTATGCGTGATTCCAGAGAGGGTAGAAGTGGCATGAGCCGTAAGACATACATGGAGAGCAAAGAACTTCATCGGGCAAATACACAACATGACAAAGAAGCAAAGATGCGTGATCTGGAAAAATACATGAAAGACTTGAGCGAGGACGTAACAGACATGCTTGGCGATATGACACCGGAAGAACGGTCTATGATTAAAGCAAAGATGTCTACACTGGTGTCTAAGATGTAAAATGCGATAGCCGGGGATTCAGTTCTCCGGCTATTTTTGGAGGTAATTATGTTTGAAATAAACGGTATACTTTGGAGAATATTATTTGTGAATGGGAACAGTGAACATTTAATGCGTTCTGACGGTTCTCATAGCCTTGCTGTGAGCGATTGGAACGACAAGACGGTGTATTTATCAAATATTCCTAAAAATGGCTATTTGCGTAAAATATTGGCTCACGAACTATGCCATTGTTTCTGCTTTTCACACAACATATCCATGCCTATTGAACAGGAAGAGTACCTTGCGGACTGGATAAGTCTGTACGGTACGGACTTGATATATCTTCTTGATGAATTAATGGCAAATATGCAGATAGGAGTTGCATAATGAATAAAATTGATGAACTGTTGGAATATATACACAAGACAAATCCGGGAATGACAAGGGAGCGGCTACTGGAAGAACTGAGTGTAAGCGCATACACAAGCAAAGCAATTTTGTTTACGATGGAATCTGTCAAAAATGGTCTAGCAAAATTTTAAGCCTCCCGGGGTCTGAATTTTGAGCAAGAAATTCAAAATTGCGAATTTCGATTTTTCGGTTGGATTTTTGCGAGATTTTCACAGAAATTTTTTTAAAAAAGTTGTAGAAAAAAATTTTTCGGTTGATTTTGATACCCCCCTGGGTACCGATTTTCAGACTGAAAAACCAGATCGGCAAATCTTGAAATTTCGTCACGATTTTGACTGGATTTTAAAACGGATTCGTTATTTTCTGGCAACTTGAAACAATTCTGACAATTTAGCGACCTGGCGCGCATGTCGCGCGCTGCCACCGTTGCAATATGTATCTAGCCGCCCATAGCATACACTAATAAAGCGGGCGCAGTCAATAAAACGCAAAAATGTATATTGTATACATATATTTTTTTCCCGTGCGCATCGTTTCGCTATGCTTCCGGGTGCACTTAATAAATCCCCCCTTTTATTTATTTTTCAAGGTTCCACAAATAAACCGTTATTTTTTAATTTGTAAATTATAACGGTTATTTTTTTCTTTTTATTGCTGGATGCGGTCAGCGTTCCGGGCGTGATCTGTTTTTATTTGGTGGCACGCCAGCACCAAAACGCAAGCACAATTATAACCGGCATTGCTTGTCTTGAGCCGTGGGGGATTCTAACGCGGTCGCCGCTGCGCTACATCTGATTTTTTTTCTAACCGCGTGCCGGATGCAGAAACGCACACGAACCGCCATTTTTTTACCGCTGACAGCTGCGGAACGCATAAACGCGCAAAAAATTCACCGTGCAGCATATAGCCACGGGATGCCAGAAAGACCGCCCGCCGGAATCGAACCGGGCAAAATAACCATTGACGGCACGACAAAAAGCCGGAATAAATCCGGCTAATTGCAAACAAATTCACCTTGCCAACCTGTGACAAGTACCATTTTCCCGTCTGATCTGCGATAAACGACCCCGCAACCGTCCGCATACGTCGACCATACAAGCCAGCCGGGCGGCGTGATCGGTTCGCCTGTTTTATAATCCCGCCATGCATAGCGCGGAACCGTTCCGGCTTTCTCCTGTCTTTCTGCTTCCTGGATTGCTTCAGCTTCCGTCACAAGCTTGTTTTCGCCTTTTAAGTGCAAAATATAAGATCTCATTTTTCATATCCTCCAATTTTTCAAAATATAGCAATGCGCCGGAACTTCGCCCGGCGTTGCCTTTTTTTATGATATGCACATTATTTGCTCAATCTGTATACATTGCCGTCATATGTATACAAGTCAATTCCGTTTTCATCCTCTTTGTAGCTGGCCACCGTTGAAAACGCATTTTCCATTTTTTGGACCTGTGACGGCTGAGAGAACAGCACGCCAGCAAAAAAAGATGCTGCACAAAGTAAAATGATACAAAGTTTTGATTTTTTCATGTCTATTTCCCTTTCTGGTCTGCCATCGTCAGCACCGGGAGACCGTCCCGCGGTGGACGCCCTGGCGGGCGTTTCGGCTATTTATGAGGCTATCACAATGCCGTTTGATGCTTCGTAAACGTCAAAATCGCAATCACGATGATATGCGTCATAATCGAAGTATCTCATCACGATAGAAGCAGAGCTTTGTAATTCCTGCTCTATAAGCTCGTCGCAACTGTCATGATAACTTTCAATGTCCTCATAAAAAATATGGCTATCATGCTTTTCAATGGCTTCTTGAACGTCCTCTGTGCTCAAATACTCCATTAATGCTACTACCTCGTTGCGTTCGTATTCTTCCATGCCCTCAAGTTCCTTTATTGTTTCTATAACGTCATCGACGTTGCTATAATTGAGGTTGCGAAATTCAACCCCCCAAATAGTTATCGATGTCAGCGATGAACCACTCGCCGCCGTCGCGTTCCGGGTCCTCTTCGATAAAATCTTCTGCTTCGTCTGCGGTCATCCAACCATAACCGATGCAACCGTTGTTATATGCGCCCCATGTGTTTAAATAAATTTTTGTTTCTGTCATTTTCTTTTCCTCCTGCGATCTGTTTTTTTGTTTCTTAACTTGGTTATAGTATAACGCACATATATGCAAAAGTATAGACGGAATAATACACAAAATAACGCACATATAAACGTGCTTTGCTTGTGTGAATTGTATAACGCACATATATTCATTGACTTTATAACGCACATATGTTATTATTTCATATATAAATGAAAAAGGAGGGCGAAAAATGGCAACAGAAGCGCAGAAAGAAGCTATAAGAAGATATGAGAAAAACAACTATAGATTGAATATTGTATTCCCAAAAGGAACGAAAGAACGCATCGAGGCGTTGGGGTTGGAAAAATCTAATTCCGCATTCATACGTGATACAGTGATCGCAAAATTGGATGAACTCGAAAAAATTTTAAAATAACGCACATATGTTATTATGATTTCAACAAATAAACCAGCAACAGAAAAGGAGAAAAGACATGAAATGGAAAGACGTTAAAAAATACAAAATAGATTTTGAACAAGCCGAGGAAACCGGCGGCTTCATAGTGTTTGAAGAATATGAAGACTGGAAAAATTACGATTTGACTTTTGGCCTTTTCTCGGACCTGGAAGCGGCGAAAGTATTTGCAGATGAGATCCAGAGAGGCGATAAAGAACAAAAATACGTTGCAGATTTTAAAGCCTATACTTTAGGCGATTACGATTATCTGTACATAGCAAAGAAATAAAACAGGAGGGAAAAAAGATGACAAAAGAGGGAATGAAAAAATATAAGCTCACCCAAGAAGTGAGCTACAAGGAATGTTACACCGGTGCTGTGAAATACGGCTGTTCCGGTTGTATGTATGCTTTTCCTGGGTCGCATGATCTTGAGGGCACAGACGTAACGGCAGACATGCCAAGCGTCTGTACAGTTTGTAAAAAATAAAATTAAGGCGGTCAGAAATGACCGTCTTTTTTTTCTATCCAGATCAGACCGCGTGAAACAGATTGCGAACGAAAAGCGAACTGAAACCGGTACACCTTCCGAACACGTGCAAAGCCTTTATTTGTGCGACTTTGCGAAGATATTATATTTTTATGTGGTACACGGTCGACCACATCAACGGACACACTGGCGGACACACTAATAGACACGCCCGGGTAAGTGTATAAAAAATTGCGTTAAAAGTGGAAAAAAGGTAGTTAAAAATAAATGCTTTATGGTCAAAAATGCGTTCTTTTAGCGCGGTTTTTTACTTGGCTGCAATCTGGTTACCAGGTGCAAATTTTTATACCCCTTTCCCCGATATCTTCCCTTTTCCTTTTCTTCCCCCACACCCCTATCTTATCCAATACCTATCTTTTACCCCCTATTCCTACATGTATATTTTATTTATTAACCCTGTTTTTTTATTATTTTATATTAAACAATGGGATATATTTATATTATATATATTTATAACAAGGGCGTATATTGTATACAATAATAACTCTGAGTAGTGATAGTAAAAAGTTATTGACAGTTTAAAAAATAAATGCTATCCTGATTTCAGGAAATTCAAGTGGCCCCCGTTTTAGTGCTCCAAGCTGCCGATTATGGAGAAAGCATTGGCGGGGAAACGAAAAGAGCAGGGACGGCAAAAAAGTAACTTATTCGCTCACAGGTCTTTTACAGATCTGCGGGCGTTTTTTATTTATCCAGGGAAAGGCGGTGAGATCATGAACACAGTACAGGCAGGAAACGCAGAAGTATATACAAGCAATATATACGTATATGCTGATGAATACGAAAGCAGTTTAAAAGATACAGACGAATTGTACAAACAGAATTCTAGCCAATTTACCGGGATGATAAAATATATAAATCGCAATATGGGATTTTATAAAAATAAATCTATGTATGGAGATATAGATCTATTAAATGATATATGGGAAATATATACAGATCTTGTATATAAGTATAATCAAAAGCCAACCATAGAAGAGTATGCATTATTAATTGGCATATCAAGAGATACACTGTATACATGGTTAAGAGGAGAACACAGGAAAGATGATTACTGTGAGAAATTAAGTCTATTTCGCTCGGACACGGTCAAAAAGTGGCAAGAAGAATGTAAGCTCGGTCGCTATAAAGGAGCGGCGGCTGGGAACGTTGGGTATATATTTCTTTGCAAAGCTGTTGACGGCATGGCAGAGACCGCCCCAGTACAGGCAGACACGCAGCCAAGGGAACAAGAAGTCGAAGAGCTGCCAATCCTTGGACAGACAAAGCCCGTTGAATTGTGTGATAATCAGACACAATTAGAAGAGGATAACCAATAACGACAGCATTTTGAATTGTGTGAAATCATACACAATTTAGAAACCCAGTAAACACAAGGGGTTGCAAGCTATCAAACGTTTTCAACTCTTCGCATAACTGAGCTTTTGCGAATAGTTGAACGGAATAAAAAATAATTGTATGAATTGTTTTTGAATATCACACAATTATAGTCTGGTTGCCAAGATCAAGAGCAAAGGACCGGGGAGGGGGTTGGAGAAGCTGAGAAAAACCGCCCTACTAAGTCCCGTAAATTCCGACAAAAACAAAAAGACCTTTTTCAGATAGGAGATATAACATGTTATTAGACATTTTGATGATTTACTTATTTGCGACATTAAATTTACCGACATGGTTTCTTGTAATAGTCATTATTGATGCGATTGCAAGAACCGTTGGTATATGCATCAGGAAATGAGGTGTAAAAAATGACATTTAACGGATTTCAGACAGGAGTAATGAGAACAGCTAGTGATATCTGCAAGGCGAATAACGAAAACATGTTACTGAACGGAATCTTAGGTGCAGCAGGTGAATCTGGCGAAATGGTAGATCTGATGAAAAAGCAGCTGTTCCAGGGGCATCCATTTAACCGTGAGCATTACATCAAAGAGTGTGGCGATGTTCTGTACTATCTGGCACTGATAGCTGAATCTTTAGGAACCACACTTGAGGAAATTGCAATTACGAACAATAAAAAGCTGTGGGAGCGTTGCCCGGATGGATTTGATTCTGAGAAATCACAGCATCGCAAAAAGGGAGATATCTGATGGTAACATTAGCCGGAAGAAGAATAACTGATGAATGTTCACAGTGCGGATTGATACTCACCTGTGAATTATGCAGACAAGGGCATGGAATCAATGTAGAACGGTCAAATATCCGTCAAATGGTATCGTGCCAGATAAAACACCGGGAGGATAGAGAAAATGTCGGTGACTGATGAAATACTAAAGACGGATTATTCAAAAACGTTTGATGACAAAAGAAAAGCACTTGTTTGCCAGTCCTATTACAAATACGGTAAGGCGAGCAAAAACTTCTCTACCGGAAACGTAGACGCTCTGGTATGCATTGAAAAATGTCTTGAGAAGTTCAAAGAGACAAAGAACACAGAGTATCTTCTGGATTTGTCAAATTATGCGATGTTCCGCTACATGTGGCCGCAGAACGGTGAGTTTTTCAAACATACAGATTCTGACGGTTCCGCGGGAATTGTAGGCATGAGCGTAAAAGAGATGGAGGACTTTAAAAATGGCAGATGGTGAAAAATATTGTGGTAATTGCAGGTTTGCAAGAACAGATCAAGAAGATGATTGGATTTGTGTAAACGATAATAGTGATTACTGCTCTGACTTTATAGATTATCTCCATGAATGTCCAGACTGGGAGGGCAGAGATTATGATTAGATGCTTTTTGATTATCGCAAACATAGTAATTTGTCTGCTGATGCTAATTGGTGCCGGAGCAGCAAGTGATTCTAACGAAAAAAACAATGGATTTTTCTTGTTGGTAACTTTGACAGTGATTTCTGCATTTAATGCAGCATACATATTGTTTTGCTAGTGGGGTATGGCGCAGTGGTAGCGCAACGGATTTTGACTCCGCGGTCATCGGTTCGATTCCGATTACCCTAGTTTGGGATGTATATCCAAAAATCCCATACATTCATTTCTCCTTGTTATAGAAAATATGCCCTACATAGCGGTCAAATGTTGTGTGGGGATTAGCCATCGGACAGATGGCATGAGTGGCATCCCTATTTTTACACCTCTTATCGTGCGCTTGCATACCGCACTGAAATGTATGCAAGCGCACGATAAGAGGTGTAACGGAAAGCACACAGCGCGCACATTTGGAGGAACAGGTTCAAGTCCTGTTGCAGCCATTGGACTTTTCATAGAGTTCAATCCTTTCTGTTGATATGTGTTGTACCGGGCGAAAATAAATTTGCCCGGTATCGGAATGTAGCGCAGTTGGTTAGCGCACCTGTCTTATACACAGTTGGTCGTAGGTTCGAATCCTACCATTCCGATTATTCCGGATAGCGACCGGATAGAGTGTTGGTGGCAGAATCCCACTTGAATTAAAAAAATGCTGCTTTTGCAGAAATGCACACGGAAAAGAGGTAGATATTGATTGTGCTAACCATGTGTGATTTTTGTAAGAAAATAATTGATGATAAATCAGAATATCTAAATGCATTAAGCACTGAAAACGACTTTATTTTTGAAGATGATGAGGGTCATTGGTTGCGCATTGACACCGGGGATAGTTTTTGCCCAGGCACAATGAAAATCAATTATTGCCCTATGTGCGGTAGAAAGTTGGTGTAGCAGTGAATCTTGCAGAAGCAAAGGAAAAATATTATCCAACATACAAATACGCACTTGTTAATGTCAGAAGCAACAAACCGCATTCACTTTATGTTAATAGAAAAACAGCCGAAGAAGAAAGACAAGATTTATGGAAATGTTATGGTGCGACACTAATTGTTGTTGATTTGTCAGAGGTGTAGAAATGAAAGAAACTATTTTATATATTTCCAAATCGGAACAGGATATACGAAGTTTTCTGAAATATTTTCAATCAAAGCTAGAAGCAGAACAAAAGGAATGCGCCCTAGATGAAAAACACGATATTTTAAAAGTACCAAAATATTACGATATTGTCGGGAAAAGTATTTATGGAACCATGACTGGTGTTGGCTATGGATATTGCACATATTATTGTTTTTCAGAAGCATATGATAGAAATAAATACAGCGATGCAGAAAATGAAAAACTTAAAGATATTCTTATGCACACAAGACAAGGTGCGGAGAGAATATCTGGGCTTGATATTTTATATATGCTAGGGCTGGTTTAAAAGGAGACAGAAAGAAATGAAAAAATTATTTGTAAGTGTGCCGATGAAAGGCAGAACAGAGGAAGAAATCAAAGCAAGCATTCAGAAGATGAAGAAAATTGCAGAAATTTACGAGGGAGAAGAGCTGGAACTGATTGATAGCTACATTGATGAAGAACCAACGGAAAACTGTAATAGAGGTGTTTGGTTCCTTGCAAAATCTATTGATATGCTTGCAGAAGCCGATGTGTTTATTGGTATACAAGAATGCTACGACTGGAAAGGTTGTTTGATTGAAAACGGAGTGGCTGAAAAGTATGATATTAAGAGATATTCAGTAAGAGCAGATTATGTGATTGATGATTATGCATCAGTATACAGAAAAGCGCATCCAGAATGTGTAAATGCATGCTTCCAGGGATAAATTTGAAAAATACCGTCATATAAGTGGTTTATGACGCTAACCTAGAAAAGTTATAGGCAGAAGTCATTTATACACTTCTGCTTTTTAAGTGGAGGTGTATTCTATTGGCTAGTCTTGAACTGGTTAATCAAATCAAAAAAAATGATGAATACATTTCAAAGAAAGGAATAAATAAGATTGTTTCTGACGGAGAATTGTATAATGTCATAGATGCCTATATAAATTCTATTAAGTGCGGCATGTTTAGAGATAACGATTCAAAGTACGCACTTGAAATTTCAAAAAAAACAAAAAACATAATAAATGATGCTGTTTTAATTCAAAGCCAAGGCGGTACTATACAGGATTTGGAAGTGTACAGATCAGAAAGTAATGCAGAATATAAGATTTTAAACAAATTTTATGATGTTTTAAGGCTGGAAGCACCGTATCTGGTAGATAGCTTTTTCTACTACATGGAAATTGACGAGAGAGACCCATATAAAAGGTTTTATTTTCCACGTAGAAAAGTTCTGAACCCGGTAATTACCGCATATCAAGACGTTTACGATGGAAAATTGGATTTTCTGTCTGTATCACAGCCAAAAAGAACCGGAAAAACAACATCTGGTCTGAAATTAGCACAAATGATGGGCGGTAGAGACCCGGACGGAAGTATTTTCGGCGTAGGTAAAGGCGAGGGACTTGTAAAGCGTTTTTATTGTGGTCTTTTACAAGATTTTGAAACAGAACGCACATATCATCGTTTTCTCAGTGTATTTCCGGAAGCAAAAAAAATAGGTGAAAAGGACTACAAAAGTGCAGAAAATCTATCTATTGATTTAAAAAGCAAAAACATATTTCCTACATTTACGTGCCGGACTATTGATGGTGCTATTGTCGGATGTACAGAAGCGAATGTGCTTGTATACATTGATGACTGTGTTAAAAACCATGAGGAAGCAAGAAATAGGGATAGATTAGAGTTCTTGTGCGAAAAAGTTACAGATGATGTTCTTGGACGTAGACTAGAGGGAACACCAATCATTATACAGGGAACGAAATATAGCTTGTACGACCCGATTACAGCATTACAGGTAAAAGCAGATGAGCTTGGTTGGAGATGGAGAGAGGTTGCGGTTCCTGCACTTGATCCAATAACTGATAAGAGCAACTGGGAAATCTTCCGTAAAGATAAAAAAGGAATCCGTAAGATTTTCACCACAGAATATTATCAAAAAGAACGAAAACTTGTTACGGAAGAAACATGGGCGGCAGAGTTCCAGCAAGAACCTTTTGAAGCAAAAGGAAGAATGTTTGCCGAAAAAGAATTGAATTATTTTGAAGAACTTCCTGTTGATCGTGAGCCAGATGCAATAATGGCAGCTTGCGATAGTGCTGATAAAGGTGAAGATAGTTGCTGTATGCCGGTTGGGTATGTATATGGCAATGAAGTGTATATTGTGGATGTGGTGTTTGATAATGCCGGCACGCAATTTACGAAACCAGAATGTGCAAATATGCTTGTCAAGCACAATGTAAAAACGGTTACGTTTGAAAGCAATAGTGCCGGAGAATATTTTGGACGTGATGTAATGGAAGCTGTAAAAAACCAAGGTGGTAGATGTAGCGCAAGGTTCAAATTTAACTGCGCAAACAAAATAACCAGAATGGAAAATGCAAGAGATAACATTATCCGTGATTATTATTTTAGAGATTTCAGAAAAATGGATAGGCAAAGCCAATATTACAAATTTATGAAAGAACTTACAACCATGACACGAAGTGGAAAAGTAAAACACGATGATGCACCGGATGGCATTTCATTATTTGAAAATGAAATGAGAAGCGGAACAGTAGCAAAAGCCGAAGCGGCAATAAATCCATTTATGCGTAGGGGGTATTAAAAATGACGACAAAGGAATATTTAGGGCAGATAAGCAGATTGAATCGGATGATCGACAATAAATTGGTCGAGTTACACCAATATAAAATCATGGCATGTAGTATATCTGCTGTAAAAAGCGGAGAAAAAGTTCAAACATCGCCGGATTTAGATAAAAATGGTGCAAAATTCGCAAAAATTGAAGAAATGGAAAAGAAAATAGATGAAATGATAGATAATTTTGTTGATAAGAAAGAAATCATCATCAAACAGATTGACAGCATCGAGGATGAAGTTCTTTATGACATTTTGTTTTCCAGATATATCGAAAAAAAGACTTTTGAGAAAATTGCATCTGATATGGAGTATTCATTTAGACAGACATTGCGCTTACATGGAAAAGCATTACAAGCGTTCGAAAAAAAATACGGTTATTTATACTTACACGAAAACATGTCATAGAATGTCACATATATAATTTGATATAATTACAATCGAAGAAATTGACAATGAGTTCTTTTTCAAAAAAACATCCCCCATACGAAGAAGCATCACCTTAACGGGTGGTGCTTTTTTGTTAGAAAGAAACATTATGAGAGAACCAAGAATAATTAAATGTCCTAAATGTGGCTCGGTTGTTGGTAAGTATTATGGAAAATCCAAACAGAAAGTGATTTCCAGATGCGATAACTGTAGAAAACAGATTATTTACAATCCGGTCACATGGCAATCAGAGATAAAACCGTTGCCCGGCAGAACATGTAGCAGCGGTATGAGATATTAAGAGGTAACACATGAACACACTGCATCTTCAAGACATTGTAAAAGGAAAATACGGACGAAAAATTGCATATACGGATGTTGAAACCATTACACAGGACAATGTCGTAAAGGTTGTTGGTAATTGCATCGGAACTTTTAACTGGAATAAGCATATTATTAAATATCTTTGGGATTACTATAAAGGCGATCAGCCGATACGATACCGTGTGAAAAAAGTTCGTGACGACATTACAAATAGAATCGTTGAAAATCATGCGTATGAGATTGTTCAGTTCAAAACAGGACAATCATATGGCGAACCTGTGCAGTACATTAGCCGCAAAGATGAAGAAGCCGTAAATAAGGCTGTAGACACATTGAATGACTACATGGAAGATGCAAATAAACAGGAAAAAGACATAAAATCCGGTGAATGGCAGTCAGCAACAGGTACATCTTTTAAGGCGGTGCAGAAAACACCGGGAGAAGAAATACCATTTAGAATTGTTGCACCGTCACCGATGAATACGTTTGTGATTTACAACAGGAGTACAGAAGAACCGTTACTGGCAGTACAGGAGTTGAAAGATGCTGACGGAAAATATTACAAGTTGTGCTACTCCAGTACACATGAGTGCAAAATAATCAACGGAGCCGTATCTGATTGGAAAATGCATGGCTTTGGTGGTATTCCGATTGTTGAATATCCGAACAATCACGAACGAATATCGGATATTGAACTTGTGGTTGATATTTTGGATTCAATCAACAACATGCAGTCGAACCGTATGGATGGAATTGAGCAATTTATCCAAAGTTGGTTTAAGTTTGTAAACTGCGAAGTTGACGAAGAACAATTTGAAAAAATGAAACTGAACTGTGCGTTGGTTGTAAAATCCATGAATAAGGATAATAAATCTGATGTGGATATTATGACACAGGAATTGAATCAGTCACAGTCACAGGTTGCAAAGGATGATTTGTGGGACAGTGCGTTATCAATACTTGCTATCCCGTCAAAACAAGGAAACACTGGTGGAGATACACAAGGTGCTGTGGAATTGCGAAACGGTTGGGATTTTTCCAAGACCAGAGCAAAACTGAAAGACCCACTGATTGTTACGGCAGAGAAGCGACTGGCAAAAGTGGTTTTGAATGTAATTCGCATATATGAAAAGGACTTAAATCTGTCTCTGAGAGATTTTACTGTACAGATTAACCATAGTCCACAAGATAATATGTATACGAAGTCTCAGACGTTATATCAGCTGTTACAGGCTGGAATACATCCGCTTGTGGCAATCAAGACAGTAGGTCTCTGGGGCGATGCAGAAAAAACATTCTTGCTTTCAAAACCATATCTGGATAACCTATGGCAGACGATTGATGATGTTGCTGCACAAGAAAAGAAAGCACAAGAGTTGATGCAACAGATGAATAATAAAAACGCCATCGCGGAATAGCGGTGGCTATTTTTAGGTGGCTATAAATGAGAGATTTGAGATTTAAAGTTTCTGGTCAGACGATAGAAAAAGAAAATGGATGCGATTTCACAGGAATTGCAAGCGGAACAGATAACTGGCTGAATCTTGTTTTTTCGTTTGATGCGAGTTGGGCGGGCATGGCAAAAGTTGTCTGTATGAGAGATTCGAACGGAGTTGAAACGAACAGGGTTGTGAATGGCAAGGTTGCGATTCCAAGTTCTGTGACCAATGGAAAGTTCTTCAGCATACAGATTTACGGAAAGAGAAACGGTCAGCTCGTATCGACAAATAAGCTATTCGTTGACCAGACATGAGGTAAATACACATGCCAAGTATAGAAGAATTACTAAACGAAGCAGAATCACATATGGCGGCACAACCAGTAAATGACGTACTGGAAATAAACCCAGAAACGCGAGAAATCAGCATTCCGGATTCTGAAATTATTCTCGGTGTTGAAACTGACCAAAAAGCAGAGCGAAAATATTTCCACTGCCCTAAGATTGTCGGAAACAATATTGATTTATCTGCACTTGAGTTGTATGTGGTATTCCAAAATGCAAGCAATAAGGAAGAGGGAAAAGACCGATATCATGTCACGGATGTTAAAACCACATCGGATGGATATATCACTTTTTCATGGGAATTATCCGCAAAAGTTACTGCATATAAGGGTGACGTTCAGTTTGTTGTGTGTGCAATCAAAACCGATTCTAGCGGTGTGAAGCAGAATGTATGGAATACAACGATTGCAATCGGAAAATGTCTGATTGGATTATCTTCGGATATGTCTGCATCAGAAGAACAGAGTGCATCCGACCTGTATACACAGTTGATTTCAGAATTGAACAGCACTGCGTCTGCAAAACTGGCAGAAGTTACAACTCAGATTCAGACAGTTGGAAACAATCAAGTTTCAAATGTAAACAATGCAGGAGCAACACAGGTAAATAATGTACAAAACAAAGGAACAGAAGTATTAGCATCCATTCCAGATACCTATACAGAATTAGATGCATCTGTAAAGCAATTAAATGAGCAAATAAGAGGAAAAGCACCTGTAATAACAGAAAGTATCACAATACAATCTGGAAGTCCTACAACAGTTACAGATAGTGCAGAAATGCAGCTGCAAGGATTGAGGCTGTATGGAAAGAGTTTGCAGGAGACGACAACAGGGAAGAATTTAAGTAGCATTAAAAGTTGCCAGTTGTCTACTAATATGGTTTCAAGTGATATTGTTCCGTGGACAAAATCATCACAAATTTATTATGCGTTTGATACTCAAAATATAAGCGGCGCACAAGCGTATATTTCTATAAAATATCACGATGCTGACAAAAAAAAAGTCGGGTCAAATGGGAACAACATTGCTTGTGATGGAACTCGGAAAACTGGATCGTTTAACGGTAAATATGCCGATAACGGTTCTGATATTGACTTGACAACCATCGAATATATTTCAGTTCAATTAGGCTTGTATAGGGATTCAGCAACACCATCTTTCATTGACAATATTATGGTGTCTGATGATAAAAATGCACCATACGAACCTTACACTGGCGGCAAACCGTCACCAAGTCCAGAATATCCACAGGAGATTGTAAGCGTTGGTGGAAATGGAAGTATTGAAGTGAATGTGAGAGGGAAAAATCTTGCCGACATATATGGATATAGTGCAAACGGTATGGATAATCCAGAAGAAAAAAGAGCATTAAATAATGTATATGGCACAACTTTAAACACAACTGAAAAGACGGATAAACTTATTGTGAATCAAGAAATTTTAGATGGGGCAATTGCCGATAGTTATACATCCGGATATTTCTGCATTGGAATAAACCGAAAATTTGAAGTTGATAAATATTACATTATAACATTTAGAATTAATGTCATTCGGAATCCGTTGTCTATGTCTGAGGTCATTGTTTCGTTTAATGGTATTACGTTTAGTAGAGCTAAGGTAATAGGAGATAAAGTAACAGTAAAAGCAGAATACAAAGAACTCGGCAAAAGACAATATGTTGAAGTTAGAAACAATGGAATGAGCGTAGAGCTCAGTGATTTTATGATTACCGAAGTAGGAGAAACTGATGATTACGTACCATACACCGAGCAAACCGTCCAGCTCCACCACATTCTCAATGCTATACCAGTAGCATCTGGCACATCTGGAATAACCTACACTGATACAGACGGACAGGCATGGATTGCGGACGAGATTGACTTTGCGAGAGGAAAATATATCCAGAGGGTTTGGCAGGCAGAGTTTGATGGGAGTGAGGATGAAAAGTGGTCAACGTATTCTGGATCAAACGGTTGGATGTGCAGTAATGGATTGCCAGAAAAAATGAGTGGTAGAAATGGTTTTTGTAATGAGAAAAAAGTAGGGGTTGTTTCGAAAGATAAAGTGCAATTTGGGGGCAGACCCATTGCTGACTCATATATATTCTATCCAAACTCAAAATACTTTGATACAAGTCTGTCTGATTACGGTTTATCCAACTGGAAAGCCCACCTTGCAGAATGTCCACTCAAAGTAATGACATATCTCAATACACCAATTGAAACAGACCTAACAGAAGCACAAATACAGGCATACAAATCACTCACAACATTCAAACAAACAAGCATCATTTCAAACGATGCAGGTGCTCAGATGGAAGTAGAGTATGCGTGTGATACAAAAACGTGGGTGACAAATAAAATCAATACATTAATTAAGGAAGCAACTACTTCATAGTGGTTGCTTTTTTTATACAAAAAATTACAAAAAAATGCACCCATGCGATAAATGGGAGAACTCAGCAGGAGCGACCTGCGATAACAAAAGCGTGAGTAACGGAGGTAATTATGACAAGAGAACAGGCTAAACAGAATCTTATTTCCATCGGAGTTACAGAGCCTACAGACGAGCAGATTACAAATTATCTGAACCAAGTGAGTGGCGAAACCAAAAAGGAAAAGGACAAAGTGGCAGAACTCAAAGCGAAAGCTGATAAAGCTGACGAGTTGCAGACAAAAATTAATGAACTGGAAGCAGGAAATCTCACCGAGATTGAAAAGGCTAACAAAGCCTTAGAGGAAGCCAACAAAACCATTGCTGACATGCAGAAATCAAATGCTATCCGAGATCAGCGTGAACAGGCTATGTCCAATTTCAAGATTGATGCAGAACAGGCAAAAACAGTTGTCAAAGACGATGGAACTCTGGATTACGAAGCTCTTGGAAAAATTATCACTGATAAAGAAACAGCTTCCGCACAGGCAAAAGAAAAAGAAATTGCTGACGGTGGCACAAATCCAGGCGGCGGCAGTAATAAAGGCGATGCAGACGATAAGACAAATGCTGAAAAGATAGCGGAAAGTCTTATATCTAATGCGCCTAAGAACAATAATATTTTATCACATTACATTCAGCAATAATAGGAGGTAAAAAATGGCAAAGGAAATGAATATGCAGTATGAAAAAACTTCATACGCAGGAGATGTTCAAATTTTAAAGAGAGAGCCTAACGAAGCAATCCCATTAACACTTGATTTTGATGGCGTAACAACTAAAAACGCACAGGGCAAGAAAATTGTCAAAGCAGGTACTCCAATCGGGGCAGACGGCAAGTCTAACAACACAGCCACAGTAGTAGGCATTTTAAGATTTGATGTAACAGAGGACAGACCACAGGGGGTACTGCTTAAGAAAGCATACCTTAACACAAAGGTAGCAGAAGCACATTCTGGCGTTACATATGACGCAGCAGTTAAGACGGCTCTTCCAATGATTGTATTTGAATAATAAATAACAGGAGGTAAACAGATGTTAATCAATGAAGTATTAGACAGTAAGTCCATTGCATTATCGGCAACAGAAAACGCCAGTAACCAGATACCTTATCTTGGTTTACAGTGGTTTCCGGAAAGAAAGAAACAAGGACTTGATTTAAGCTGGATTAAGACACATAAAGGACTTCCGGTATCACTTGCGCCATCCAACTTTGACACAATTCCAACTCTTAGAGCTAGAGAGGGATTAAGCAAAGAAAAAACACAGATGGCATTTTTCCGTGAAGGAATGACAGTAGGCGAAGAGGAAATGCTTGAAATTGAGCGTATTCAGTCTGCTGATGATCCATACCTTGCAAGCGCTTTATCAAGTGTGTATGACGATACAAATAATCTTGTAAGCGGTGCAGAAGTTGTGCCAGAGCGTATGAGAATGTCACTTCTTGCAACAAGTGCAGGCCATCCAGTAATTGCCATTGTAAGCGATGGCGTTCAGTACGCTTATGATTACGATAAGGATGGTTCATACGCAAAAGACCATTACGCAAAACTCTCTGGAACAAGTATGTGGAGCGATACAACCAATTCAAAGCCACTTACAGACCTTAACAATGCAAGAAAGAAGTTACAGAAGCAGGGCAAGATTGCTAGATACGTGCTGATGAACAGCAACACATTTCAGTATCTGCTTGACAATGCACAGGTAAGAAACTCAATCCTTGCACAGAACCTTACAGCAACCATTGAGGTTGATGATGATACTGTTGTTTCGGTAGTGCAGAAGAGAACAAAGCTCACTATCGTGTTGTACGACAAGATGTACATTGATGATGATGGCAAGGAACAGTTCTTTTACCCAGATGACAAGGTTACACTTCTTCCAGATGGCAATCTTGGTAATACTTGGTTTGGCACTACACCAGAAGAAAGAACTGCAAGACAGGTAGCCGACGTAGATGTAACAGTATACGGCACAGGTATTACAGTTGCTACAAAGACAGAGTATGGACCACCTATGAAGATGTCAACATTTGCATCCGAGGTTGTACTTCCATCGTATGAAAATATGGATAGCACATTCGTATATGAGGTTCATAGCGAAGAGTAGGGGGTGCAATTATGAAATATCCATATATAGTGATTCATAATGGGAAATGGTATAAAGCAGGTGACGAAGTGCCGGAGATTAATACTCCGGCATCTTCTGATTCCAGATATACCAAGACAGACATCAACCGAATGAGCGTTTCTGATTTGCGTCAGATAGTTATGAGCACTGGCGTTGAAAATGCGGACATTATGACCGGGGCAGAAATGAAAGAGTATCTGATTAATCTGTTTGGTCTGTAGGAGGTTGCAGCATGGCATATTCAACTTTGCAGAAAATCAAAATACGGCTTGGTCAATACCATATGGATGAATCTGACGAGGTTGAATTTGACCAGCCGGAAAAGAATCCTCTGATTGAGCAGCTTATTGAGCAGGTAAACACAGAGATTACACAACGCCGTAATTATCCGGCAAGCTACACGGAAGAACAGATATATGCAGATTTGAAGAAATACGAAAACAACATTATCAACATTGTTGTTTACGATTGTTCACAGGCGGGCGAAGCTTATATGCAGTCATATACAGAGAACGGAGTAAGCAGAAACTGGATAAGTCGCGACGATTTATTTGCGGGAATTTTCCCGTATGTAAAAGCAATATAGAAGATTGAGCGTTACCAACGGTAGCAGGGGCATACAGTATTAGTGGCGGTGGGCGGTATGCAAAGTTTTTACAGGAGATAACATGAGTGAGTTTTTTTATCAAACATATATGATAGCTCTACCTGTTATTTTAACGGCTCTTCTTGGGTATATTGTCTGGCTGTTGAAAGAACAGAAAAACCAGAAAAAAATCGACAAAGAAGAACGTGATACCAGAATTGAAGCCGAAAAACAATTGCGTGAAAAGAATAGCAGGGGAACAATGCTTTTGCTTAGAGTACAACTCATTGAATATCATGACAAGTATATGGAGTTAGGCGAAATACCGTCATATGCGTATGATAATTTCAATGATATGTATGATGTATATCATTCACTCGGTGGAAATGGAATGGTGACAAAAATGAAACAGGAAATCGAAGAGTTACATTTAAAGAAAGCAGGAAAATAAAATGGACATTTCACAGGTTTCAACAGTCGTTGCGATTGTTGTTATTACTTATTTAATTGGTGTTGGAGCAAAATTGTTCCCGAAAGTAAAGGATAATTACATCCCGGTTATCGTTGGAATTGCTGGCGGTATCCTTGGTGTAATTGGCATGTATATCATTCCGGATTATCCGGCGCATGACGTACTTAATGCGATCGCAGTAGGTATTATGTCCGGTCTAGCAAGCACAGGTGTAAATCAGATTTACAAACAGGCTAAAAAGGGTTCTGATACAAATGCTTGATATTAATAAACAGCGTATGCAGTATTCGTTGCAAGGACAGCGTTTCACTGTATACGACCGTGACGATGATGGAAACATCATATACACATCCTATACGGATTCTGATGGAAACAAAATCTATTATCTTGATGATAATGGAAATAAGATTCCTCAGAACATCGAAGAAAAAACTGGCTTTTCTGAGCCAGTTACTTTTTCTGCAAATATCAGTAACAAATTGAGCGAGGTGCTTGTAAAAGAGTTCGGTATTGATGATAGTTCATCATACTGCCAGATTGTTACAAACAAAGGATATTTGCCAATTAAGTCCGGGGACTACATCTGGAAAAAATCAAATGTCGGCAGAGATGCAGACGGATTAGTGGATGTAAACACGGCAGACTACATTGTAAAGGGAGTTGCAGACGAGGGATTAACCGTAGATTTGTTCCTTTTACAAAAAAATGTAAAGTAGGTTTCTTATGGCAAAAAAAGTGATTTCAATGACATTATCGGAAAAATCCATACAGAACGCAATAAAACAGCTTAGAGACTATCAAAACAGCTTAGAGTATAAATGTAACCTACTGGCACAGAAACTGGCTGAACGTGGTGTAGAAATTGCAAGAGCACAGGTGTATGACCTTGACGCAGTGTTCGCAACAGAATTGTTCAATAGTATTCATTCTGAATACAAAGGACAGATTGATGGTGGTTCTGTCTGGGCGGTTGTTGCGGGTACAGACCATGCATTGTTTGTTGAGTTCGGAACTGGAATTATTGGTGCCACATCTCCATATCCGGGGAAGTTACCGGACGGAGTATCTTGGCAGTATGCAAGTGGTAAAACAATCAGACAGCTTGCAGATGGGCGATATGGTTGGTTTTATCCTGGAGATGATGGGAAGTGGTATTTTACAGAGGGTATGCCTAGCAGACCTTTTATGTACAATACATCACTTGAATTACAAAGAATTGTTGTTGAAGTAGCAAAAGAGGTGTTCGGATAATGGTTACATACAATCAATGGGCGTTTGATTTAGGCACAACGATATTTTCTATCGTAAAATCAAAAACGTTGACAGAATTAAAAAGTAAATATCCAGACATATTTGTCACTGACAAAGGAAAAACCAATGGCAAAGCAGTTTTCCCGACCGTATATATCCAAGAATTGTCCGGCTCTGAGCGTGGCGCAGACCTTGAGGGTAAAAGTATCAATGCGGTACTTGAGACCGTGCAGGTCGATGTTACAACAAACACAAGCAGAGCGGATGTGAACCGGGTAATGTGTACTGTGGCGAGTATCTTTAAACAGATGGCTTTCACAGTTCAGTCAATGCCAGACTTTGAATATAACGGTGAAACCTACAGAAAAACAGCACGATTCCAAAGAATAATCGGTGCTAATGACAGATTGATTTAAGGGAGCCAATGGCTCTTATTTTTTTACACTTTAGGAGGTAAGCAAACATGGCAACAGCAGGAGTAAGCGCACTTGGCATTAGATTTGCATATGGTGTTGAAACAACAGCCGGAACAAAACCGACTGCTTTTACTTTATTGACGCGTATCAATAACATTGGCGAAGTTACGGTAGAACCGGAATCTATTGATGCGTCTGCTTTAGAGGATAAGCAGACCAGAAACATTGCTGGACGTGACACTGTTTCTGACACAATGGCAGTAGAAGTAAATAAAACAAATGAAACAATTACACAGTGGGAAAAGGTAATTTCTGACTATCAGGCATTAACCGGTGGTAAAAGAATGTGGTTCCAGACCATTACACCGGGATTCGAAAAGGCTGAATATGTCGTAGCACAGCCACCGTCAAAACTTCCGATTTCATCAAAAGAACAGAACAGTTTGCTGACTATGACAATAAATCTTATTGTTGAGGAAATGATTGGAAGCGATACAGTTGTAGAACCGACACCGGGGGAATAACTAGCCATTCAATGGAAACGGCTGATTTGAATGGCTATGCCGAACCTACAGCCGATTACGATTTGACTATGTGATAAAAGTTAAGGGGCGGTTTTCGGACTGCCCCTTTCCCTATAAAAAATAGGTGGGAAAGGAAATAAATATGAAAACAATTACAGTTAATGGTAACGAATATAAATTAGAGTTTACTTTTGCGGCAGCAGAGTGCAAAAATTTTGTGAACAGAATGTTCAAGATTATGACCATGTCTTATGTTGCAGAAGATATGAAAGACCTTGATGAAGAAGTAACCGTGAAAAATATGCTTGATGGTGCTGCGAAACAGGTCGCTGACATGCCGGAAACATGTAGAATTGCATTTTTCGCAGGTCTGCTTGAGCATAATCCGAAAACAGAGAAAGAGACTGTTGAAATCATGCGCGCATATATGCGCGAGAACAAAATTTCTTACGCAAAATTATTCAAAGATATCCAGGAGTGGATGAAAGAAGATGGTTTTTTCGACCTGTCCGGACTGAACGACATGATTGCGGAGATGTATCCGGAGACACAGGAGAAACCGAAAAAAGTTCCGCAGGATCACAAGAAAAAGGATTCCACGAAATAATATGGGATGACATATTTCCTAGAGCATTTTCGATTGGAATTAGTGTTGAACAGTTTAAACATATGACACCTATCATGCTGAAAAGATGTTTTGACGGATTTAATCTTCAAAGAGAACGACAAGATAGCGATATGTGGTTATGGTTTGGCACTTACGGAATATCCGCTTTTTCATTTGCCATAGATCATTGCGTTAATGGTCGAGAAGCAAAAACTGAATACTTGGAACATCCTTTGCTTAGCAAAAAAGATGATGATGGTGAAATGTCAGAAGAGGAACTTAAAAAGCAAAGAGAAGCATTTGTTTTGAAAATGCAGACAATGAAAGCTAATTTTGACATAGCACATCGGAAAAATATATAGACTGTAACTATTATGGTTGCCGTCTTTTTTTTATACGAAAGTTGGTGAAATGATTGGCGAATATTGATAATCTTGAAATTAAAATAGGGGCGCAAGCAAAGACAGCGAGCAATGCCATTGATAATTTGTGCAATAAGTTAGGACGGTTATCTGCATCACTTGGTGCTGTAAATACTGGCTCAATAACTGGCATGGCTAACGGTGTAAACCGGTTGGCTTCGGCTATGACAAATATGAAATCTGTCGGAACTGCCGATTTTACAAGAGCGGCTAAAGGTATTGAAAAAATGGCTTCCATTGATACGGCAAGTCTTAATCGTGCTGCATCTTCTCTTGGTCAGATCGGCAAGTCTTTAAACGGATTATCCGGAATGAGTGCAGCGTCAAGAAATTTGGCAGATTTGGCAAAAGGAATTGCACAGCTTGGCTATAAGTCGTCTACGCAAGCAATTCAAAACATACCGAAACTTGCAACGGCAATGAAGCAATTAATGACAGAGTTGTCTAAAGCACCGAGAGTTAGCCAGAATCTTATAGACATGACTAATGCATTGGCAAAGCTGTCACGAACCGGTTCGTCTGCCGGAAAAGCAGCTAACTCATTGAAGAGTAGCTTAATCAGCTATTCCGGTTCGGCAAAAGGTTCCAAGCTGAGTACGTTTAGTTTAGCTGCGGCTATTGGAAAGTTATACGCTTCATATTGGATGCTTATTCGTGCTGCCGGGAAGTTAAAAGATGCTGTAAACCTTGCATCTGATCTGACAGAGGTACAGAACGTCGTAGACACAACATTCGGTGCAATGACAGGCAAGGTTGAGGAATACGCAAAAAAGAGTATCGAAACACTTGGAATGTCTGAATTATCGTTCAAGACATATGCTTCACAGTTCCAGGCAATGGGTTCTGCAATGGGTATCGGCACAAGTCAGATAGCAAAAGCAAATGACTTTTTGCAGAAAACAACAGACGGTTATGTTGGTGCATCTGATAGTCTTGCTGATGTATCTTTGAACCTTACGAAATTAGCCGGCGATATGGCATCTTTTTACAATAAAGACCAAGCAGAAGTAGCAGAGGACTTACGTTCTATATTTACTGGAATGGTTGTACCACTTAGACAGTATGGTCTTGATTTGACACAAGCAACACTTAAAGAGTGGGCTATGAAGAACGGCATGGATGCAGACATAAAATCTATGTCACAGGCAGAAAAAACGATGCTGAGATACCAGTACGTTCTTGCTAACACAACAGCCGCACAGGGGGACTTCTCACGCACTGCTGATACATGGGCGAACCAAGTACGAATGTTACAAGAGAATTTCAAACGTCTTGGTGCAGTTATCGGTCAGCCGATTATCAATGCATTGAAACCAATGGTTAAAGCGTTAAATGCGGCTCTTTTGGCTGTTACGCAGTTTGCAGAGAAAGTATCAGCTGCTCTTGGAAAAATCTTTGGTTGGGAGTATGAATCTGGTTCTGCCGGAATAGCAGTAGACCTTGGCAATGCTTCTGACAGTGCTGGTGATTTGGCAGATAGTACAGGTGATGCATCAAAAAATACAGACAAAGCAAATAAGTCGGCAAAACAGCTGAAAAAGACGCTGTCTACCTTACCATTTGACCAGTTAAATAAGCTGTCTGATAACAGCGATAGTTCTGGTTCTGGAAGTGGCGGCAGTGGCGGTTCCGGTGGAAAAGGTTCTGGAAGTGGCGGCAGTGGTTCTGGTGGATCTGGTGGAAATCAAGGCACATGGAAACGTGTTTCTACGATGTTTGAAAGCGGAATAGACACGTTATACGGGCTTGGAAAATACATAGGAGATACGCTTTCCAATGTATTAGAGGACATAGATTGGAACAAAATCTATGAGAAAGCGAGGAATTTCGGAAGAGGGCTTGCAGATTTCCTTAATGGACTTATTTCTCCACGACTGTTCGGAGATGTAGGAACAACCATTGCAAGTGCACTTAACACTGTTATTTACGGCGCACTATCCTTTGGAATACGTTTCGATTGGAAAAACCTTGGGACATCTATCGCAGAGAGCGTAAATAAATTTTTCAGTACATTTGATTTCAATAGTTTGGCGCGTACTATAAATGTGTGGTGTAAAGGTGTCCTTAACACGGTTATAACCATGCTTGATAGGACAAACTGGACTATGATTGGCATGAAAATAGGAAAATTCCTTGCTGATATTGATTTTATTGATATTGGATATAAAGTAGGAAAAGCCTTATGGAAAGCAATTAACGCAGGGGTAAAGGTGTTTGCGGCCTCTTTTAGCCAGGCACCGATAGAGACAACACTTGCTTCCTTTATTCTGATGCCAAAACTTTTGAAAGCAATAGCATCAATAAAAATCGTAAAAGGCATAGTTGAATTGTCAAAATCATTCAAAAAAGTCTTTACGACATCCACAATGGTTATTGGTTCACTTAGCGGTAACGAAAAGTATACTTCAAAGTTGAGCGCATCATATCCAAAACTTGGAAAGGGAGTCGATGTTGTATCAAAGTCCTTTAAAAACTTTAGGGCTACTCTTGATAACGGAAACTTTTTCAATGCAGTTTCTGAGGGAGTAAAAACACTTAGAAATAACATGACAAATCTCCAAAAGGGAGCTATTGGTGTAACTTCTGTATTTGCTCAGTTTGCTCTGAGTTCCAGCGGTTTTTACGATCTTGCAAGAGGTGCCGACAACGTTGTTGGTGCACTTGCAAAAATCGCAGGTGGCGCAGCTGTGGCAGTTGCATCATTAAAACTTATTGGATTGTCAAATCCGTGGACTGCGGCAATAGTTGGAATGACTGCGTTAGTATCTGCAATCGTTGGTGTAAATAAAGCATTTGACGAACTGCTTGGAAAACGTGTTGGAGAATACATAAACGCATCTTTCTCAACTCCAGGCGGTGTTCCGGTTGAAAAGCTGTTTAGCACAGCAAAAGATGCGATAAATGCAGTCGGAAACAGTTTTGACAACGTATCTGACAAGATAAGAGATTTTGAAGAAAGCAAGAAAAGCGTACAAAGCGTTGTTCTTGAAATCGAAAAAATCCAGTCAGCAATGCATATCGGTGTGTTGTCAACAGAAGATGGAGTGCAAAAACTCAGTGAGCAGTTTGATAGCCTTTATCAAGCAGCTCAAACAAGTTTTGAAGCATATCAAACACTTGTATATGCTACGTTTTCGGATGGCAGTGTTGCTTCTAAAGCATATGAATCTGCCGGAACCAATGTTAAAAAGTTGAAAGAAGATGTGACAGGATATTCTTCTGAAACATTAAATAAAATCCAAGATTTGATTACAAAGTTGAAAGAACTTTCCAGTACAGACCCGACGAATCCGCAGATTGTAGAGTTACAGTCAGAGCTGTTTAACCTAATGGGCGTTTCTGATGATGCAACAAAGGCAATGGATAACTTTGAGAGTTATGTAAATACGCATAATCTGGACTGGTCAGCATACATCAATGAAGATGGTCTGAACGTGGATGCAATTAATGACGATCTCAGCTCACTTGTCGGAAGCGTACAAGATGCGCAAGACAAAACAGAACAGGCGTTAATCGACTTAGCCAATTCCGCAAAAGAAGCCGGTGATACTCAAACATATCAAGCCATAATGGACGGACTTCCGGGTGCGATGGATTATGTAAAAGAGCAAACCACATCAAAAGCAAAGGAAGTTGCGGATAAACTTCAAACTGATTATATCAACAACATTGGCAGTATTATGAAAAAAGCCGGTGATGACTGGGAAGATCTTGACCCGATGGAAAAGGCTCATTATAAGTGGAGTAAAGGAACTTATATGAGAACTGTTGTTTCGGATTACAAGAAAAATACAATAGACCCTTTAAACAAAGCCATTAATGACAACTTTACACAGCTTGGAATTGATGGAGAGGGCTACGCCAGCAGTGCAGCGGAAAATATCATAGATGCTTTGTTCACAACTACTTCAACAGCATCAACCACAGGTAGCGTTCAGGTTTATACTGACGTTGCAAGTAACTATGAAGATGTTTTTCAAAAAATCGGTGAAAATACGGCTGCTGTTGCCGGAGATGCCGGAAAAGATACTATCGCTGGATATATCAACGGAATACACAGCAAAGACGAAGATTTAGAAAACGAAGCAAAAGGTCCTTTTAGTAAGTTTGTCGATGCTGTAAAAACATTTCTTGGAATACATTCGCCATCTACGGTTTTTGCCGAAATCGGTGGATTTACTATGAGTGGTTTCCTTAATGGATTAACCACAAATGCTCAAATTGTACTTTCTTGGTTTTCAAATCTTCCGCAGAATATCAAGGACAAACTTGGCAATGCCAAAACGTGGCTGTCTGACAAAGGCCAAAACGCGCTTGAGGGACTGCGTACTGGTTGGGATTCCGTAAAAGAAAGCAAAGTAGGACAGGCAGCACAGAAAATTGGCTCTTATGTAAAGGACAAAGCTGGAAATGCTACACAGTGGATTAAATCAAAAGGTTCAGATGCGATTAGCGGATTAAGAGCCGGTTGGGAATCTGTGAAAGAAAATGGATTCTTGAACACGGTTTCAAAAATCGGAAAGCAGACCTTTGACAAAATCGGAAACATTCTAAATGTAGTATCACCTAAAGGTGCCGACATCGTTTCCGGATTAAAGAATGGATTCAACAATGGTATCCATACGTTTTATGATTTGATTAGTGGTATTCCTGGAAAAATCAGATCTGGAATGGGTAACTTATCCGCGATCGGCAAGGAAGCAATCCAAGGATTTGTAAACGGTCTGACATCTGTAAAAATCAAGCTACCGCACATTGAGTGGACAAAAACCGATATTGGCATAGGAGATGCAAAATTCTCTATACCAAAATTCAATATCAACTGGTATAAAACTGGTGGATATTTCACTAAAGCGTCTATGATTGGTGTCGGTGAAGCAGGAGATGAAGCAGTATTGCCGTTGGAAAATAGAAAGACCATGAGCATGATTGCTGACAGTATTATGAAGAACTCTAGCGGAATGGGTATTTCCGAAGAGCAAATGCAAGATGCTGTTGAGCGTGGTGTTGCTATGGCACTTATGAATAACCGGCAAGACGTTAATGTTCAGTGTGTTGCGGAGTTCAAAACGACAGATGAAGCCCTCGCAAGAGCTGTATCAAGAGGACAACAGAAAATTGAGTACAGGATGAAGCCTGTACCGTCATATTAAGAGAGCGCAATGCGCTCTCTTTTTTAGAGGTTGAAATGTCAAGATATTATACAAACATTAATCAAAAACCGACAGTAGATACGATACTTTCTATCACAGAATTTTATCTGGCAACCGGTTCGGAAATCGTTGATTATGATACAGGTGAATGGTCGAGTAGTTTTGTACCTACAAGTTATGCAAACTGCTATTTGTGGAATTACAAACGCATTGTATACGCTGATGGTACATCAGAAAAGACACGACCTACAATTATATGGAATGTAAAAGAAAATGGCGTTTTGGGCAATTTAACGACGTATTACCTTTCTTCTGGCTATTCCAGTGGCATTAATACAAGCACTTCTGGTTGGACTAAAGAAATTCCAACGATAAATGCATATAGGCAATATCTTTGGAGATATCAAGTGTTCAAAAAAGAAAACGGTGATAACTACGTTGTTTCTCCGCATATATACGAAACGTATGGAATTAGCGGACATGAAGTAATACTAATGGTTGATGATTTTATCATTCCGTGCCCTGCATCTTTGGAATATGGATTACAAGACGTTTCGGCATCTGAAAGCGGACGTACAGAAGATACAAGGATGCAGAAAAACCGTGTCGGTCAGAAGCGTACATTATCGGTGCAATGGTCGGCTAGAGGATGGAAAGACACAACGTTCTTAATGCAGAAGTTTAATCCGCAATACATTTTTGTATATTACCCAGATATGCTTTCTGGTGATTATGAAGTGCGAGAATATTACACCGGCGACAAGAAAACACCTACTAAATTGTGGTGGGTCGGAAAGAAACTCATGGAGTCGGTGAGCTTTGATATAATTGAGAGGTAAGTATGATTACTGTATCTGATAAATACAAAAAAAATATAAAAAATGGAAACAGAAATTTTGGAGTTTATTCAACGCTTACTCTTACGGACGGGACAGAAATTCCGATTACGAACTCTTGTTTGTGGTCTGGTGGATTCACAATTGAAGACGCAGTTTCGGAAGATTCCACTTTCCAAATTGGCGGTGCAATCATCAATCAATGCACCGTTATTTTGAATAATATTTATGAAGAATATTCAGATTATGATTTTTACGGTGCAAAACTGGATGCTATCGTAGGCCTTGCGTTAGATGATGGAACCGTGGAAAAAATGCGTAAAGGCATGTTTACCGTATCCGATACAAAATATAACGGATCACTTATCACTTTGACTTGTTACGACAACATGTATCTTTTAGATGTTGCATATGATTCAAAGCTGTTATATCCGGCTAAATTAGAAAGCATTGCTTCGGAAATTTGCAGCTACTGCGGAGTAAAGCTGTCTACAATTACTTTTCCACACAGCGAAGTTATGGTAAATGTAAAACCTATGTCAGATGGACTTACATGCAGAACAGCCCTTATGTGGATATGCCAGTTATGTGGATGCTTTGCAAGATTCAACAACTACGGCGAACTGGAAATTAAATGGTTTGACAGGGCTACGCTTGATAATCCAGAAGATAATCAAGGAAAATACCATTCTATCAACAATTCTTTTTCAAAAGATTTATCAACAAACGACATTAAAATTACTGGATTTAAGGTTGTGGAAAGTTCAGACAATAACTCTAATCAGAAAGAATATCTTGCTGGAACAGATGATTATGTTGTGTCCATTGAAGAAAACGATTTGATCGTAAGTGGGATGGGTGCAGAAGTTGCAGAAAGACTTTCTGATGAATTTATTGGTTTCAAATTCAGAAGCGGTCAAATTACACACATTGGAGACCCTACGATTGAAGCAGGAGACATTGTTGTTTTTACTGATGAAAAAAATCGCCAGTATAAAATGATTGTTTCTGGCACAACATATACCCTTAACGGCTCGCAGACAACCCGATCAAGCGCAGAATCACCGATAAGGAACAATTCGCAGAAGTATTCAAACGGCACCAGAAATTATGCAAAAGCAAAAGATTTGGTGGAAAAAGAAAAAAATGAGCGTAAATCCGCAATTAAAGCATTAAACAAGCGTGTCGAGAATGTGGTTGGCTTCTATTCTACTGAAGAAACTGATTCTGCCGGTGGAAAGATTTTTTATATCCATGATAAGCCAACACTGAAAGAATCAAGTATGGCTTGGAAAATGACCGCAGAAGCGATTGCAGCATCTACGAGCAAAGACAGTGACGGCAATTTTGTTTGGACTTCCGGAATCATGGTAAACGGAGATGTAATTGCCAGAATTTTAAACGCAATCGGTGTCAATGCATCGTGGATTAATACCGGAAGTCTTACGGTAAAAGATGATGACGGAAATATTATTTTTTCTGTTGATGTTGATACGAAAGATGTCACGGTTTCTGGCGCAGCCGTAAAGATAAAAGGAAATTCTGTGGAAAAAGCTATAGAAGATATTGAAGGAAATGTTGAGAAAGTAAATAATACTATAGTCGATGTAAAAGAATCAAGCGTGATTGGTTCTGACATTTTCTATGCGCTTTCTGATTCAAACACAGTAGCTCCTACTGATGGTTGGCAGACTAATCCTCCAACATGGGAAGTCGGAAAGTATATGTGGCAAAAAACAAGGTTATCTTACGGGAACGGTACTACATCTGAAAGCGATCCTGTTTGCATATACGGTTCGAGTGAAAATGGCATAAAAACAATAACGAAATATTTTGCTGTATCTGATTCCATGTCGGTTCCACCGGAAGATTCGGAGTTCGCAACAACGAAGCCGATTCCAACAGAAGATAAAAAGTATCTTTGGGTATATGAAAATGCTGTATATACAGATGGATTGATTGTAAACACGGCAAAGAAAACTATCGGATATCAAGGTGTTCCCATTAACGAAATTACATCTTATTATCTGGTTACAGATAAAACGTCTGGAATAACAAATCATACATCTGGGTTTCTCTTAAAAATCCAGTATCCTACGGCAAAAAAAAGATATCTGTGGAATTATGATATTGTATCTTACTCAAACAGCACTGTAAACATTACAGCACCTAGAATTATCGGAATTTACGGTAACACCGGAAGAGGTACAAAGAGCGTAACGGAACAGTATTACCTGTCTGATTCTTCATATTCCTTATCTGGCGGTGAGTGGGATTCTATATATCCGGACTGGGTTTCCGGTAAGTATATTTGGACTAGAACGCACATCGTTTTGGATGACGATTCTACCATAGATACGGAGCCTACGCTTGCAAAAGGAATCAATACAGCCAATGAAAATGCGGCAGACGCAATAGAAAAAGCAGAGAACAGCGACCCGTTCATCACCGGAACACAAACACATAATACAAGCCAGTGGCGAGGAAATGCACCATTTTCATCACTGAAAGATGGTCAAAAGATTACATACTGGCTACCGTTTTCCGGAATTGGTGAAGCATCTCTTAACCTTAGTTTGGCAAATGGTGGAATGACAGGGCTTGTGAGCATATATTATGGTGGCACAACACCGCTGTCTACACAATATCCGGCTGGTTCTATCATTAGAATGGTATATAGAGATGGAGTGGACATTGCAGGCAGAAAATACACCGGTTGGTGGTGCGATGCGAACTATGATACTGGTGATACTTTCGATAAAACGAAGTATGCCGCTGAGATAAAGTCAAGCAGTGCTATATCAGCAGGAACTCTGATTGTTGGAAATTCAAGCGGATATCATCCGTTAAATGACGGAACCGACTTTGATATATCCTATCCGGTTCTGTTCGCAAATTCTGCAATAGAAAAATATGCCACAGGAACAGATAACTATACCGTGATAGCTTTTAATGTAAACGCCACACAGGAAGTTACATTATCGCCGTACATGGCGGTATATTTACAAGGTGTCCTGGATGGCAGCAGATTCAAACCAGTTTCAAAGAAACCGCTTGTACAAACCGTTCCGACAACAATGGACGGTTATTATTACATGCTCATTGGAATAGCTTATGCTTCCGATACGATTATGCTGCAAGCGGAACATCCGATATACCGTAATCTTGGAGGTAAATTTCAAAAAATGGGAGCCACCGCAGACGAAACTATCTTGCAATGGTGCAAAAACAATGATTTGACATATATTGATGGTGGAAAGATATATGCAAAATCTGTAACATCGCAGGAGATAGATACAGAAGAGTTGTTTGCACATAAAATATTTGCAACAAATATGTCAATTACCGGAGAAAGCCAAGTTGCAGGATTTCATATTTCTGGTAATCAACTTTATACGTTTAACGGCACAAGAGGTGAACTTTATATTGGAGAAAGTGATGATAATTTAAACCTCATAGAAATCAAAGAATTCATTTCTGGCTCTGGTTATGACACGTACTTTTCTGTTGATAACGCTGGAGAAGTTTCATGTAACGAATTGACGGTTCAAAACGGTGGAAATGCTAATATTGGTGGAAAAATTATCGCAGATAGTATTGTTTCATCAAATGTAATGATTGCAAATGAACGTCAAAAAGATAACTATGAATGGAAAAATGTTGATACAGTGGATAATTCTCTTACCGCAGCTCTTGTTGTAGATCCATATACTGCTGAGGTCCATATGCGGAATCTTCCAAAAGGTGAATTTGATTTGGAAAATAGCAACGGATGGTATAAGTATGGCAAGAGAACATTTATAAAATTGAACGGAGAATTTGTCGGTGCTGTTGAAAGCTGTCCATATCCACCGCAAGGGAACACCGTATACCAGTGGGTAATGCTTCTTAATGCAGCAGAGGGAACTTGGTGGCCTGGTTTTATGGAAATAACAATGGACGGTTCGGTTTCGTTCAGAACAGTAACGGCTCTTGGTGTTACTGAATTGTTTGAATGTACTGGTACGGGTTTTCGAGTATATGGTTATATTGACTTTTTTAATGGTTGATACACGGGCAAATCTATGTGGGAATGAGCCGTTTGCTTAGGAGGTGGACGGCAGTACCACTGCCCGTTATTTATATAGGAGAGTGATTCTATGTCTTATGTATTAAAGGAAATGTGGGCTTCTAAAACAAACTACGGAGCGTATAGAGCATTGTGCAGTATCGGATATATCACAGTGCATTTTACCAGTAATGATGGAGATACAGCAGAAAATAACGGTAAATATTTTCAAGGTGAAAACAGGAAGGCATCAGCGCACTATTTTGTCGATGATACGACTGTAGTGCATTCGGTTCCCGATGATCGTATTGCTTGGTCTGTTGGCGGACGTAAATATAACAACGGTGGTGGACGTTTGTATGGTATTGCGAAAAATGCAAACACGCTGAACGTGGAGCTGTGCGATACGACAAAAAATGGAACAGTAAAAGCAACAGAAGCGACGATCAACAACGCTCTTGATCTTGTAAAAGAGCTGATGAGCAAATACAACGTCCCGGTTGATCGTGTAATCCGACACTACGACGTCAACGGAAAGCCATGCCCGGCCTACTGGGTGGATGATACACTCTGGGAGCAGGAGTTTCACGGTAGACTGACGCAACCAAGCATTCCGGACGGTCTTTCCAATCAGGCAGCAGCTGACGGTAACTGGTACTATTACAGAAACAACCAGGTAGCGGCAGACTACACCGGGCTTGCGCAAAATGTGAATGGCTGGTGGTATGTCCGGAACGGTGCGGTTGATTTTGGGGCAAATACCGTAGTTCAGAATGAGTATGGCTGGTGGAAGGTAACCAATGGAGCTGTTGATTTTAGCTACACCGGAATCGCTCAAAATGAAAACGGCTGGTGGAGAATCGAAAACGGAAAAGTAAATTTTGATTTTAACGGTCTGGCGAAGAACGAGAATGGATGGTTCTATCTGAAGAATGGAGCTGTTGATTTTAGCTATACTGGATTGGTTCAGAATGACCAAGGAATCTGGCTTGTGCTCAACGGGGCTGTTGATTTTAATTACACCGGAGATGCGACCTGCAAGGTCGTAAATGGAAAAGTTCAAATTGACTAACGAGCGAGGGGCGTTTTGCCCCTCTTTTTTTATTGCCATTTTTTCCATTGTGAATTATACTATCAATATAATTGCAAAAGGGGGGGAAATGTTATGGCACTTATTAAATGCCCGGAATGTGGAAAAGAAGTATCAGACAGATCAGAAATATGTGTTGGATGTGGATTTCCAATAAAGGAATATTTGTTTGAAAAAAGCAAAAATGAAGAGTTGCAAGAATCAATAGTGGAAAAAGAAAAACTACTCGAAATCGAGCAGTTTGAAATATTTTTTTCAAACGGTTTTTTCATAAAGTTAAACAGAGGAATAGTGTCTGTAAAATTTTATGATCGTGAATTTGAGGATGAAATAGACAATTTTGTTCTTTTACATTGCAATATTGATGAAGAAAAAAATAACTGCATATTTTCTTTTATTGATAAGAACAAGGCGTTTTTTAGCGGTGTAATAGCGACAGAAATGGATCCGGACGGAATAGCAGGATTTAAAAAATTTAGACATATCATGTGCAATCATAAATTGTATGCAAACAGAAAATACAATGATGAAGTTGACAGACCATTAAGTGATGTGAAAGATATACCAATGCAGGAAAAATTTTTGAAACGTGGAAAGCCTTTTACACCATCATACAGCACGAAACCAAGTAAAGAACTTCAAGCATATATTGATGATTTCCATAGAAATTATATTTCACTGAACGAAAACGATATTGTGAAAAGAGATAAGCCGATAGAAAATAAAGAGATAAAAGAAAAGGAGCCTTTTCACGGAATTTACAGATATATCCTTGGAGAAAAAAGAGAGATTTATTGTCCTGTATGCAGAAGCCAGAATTGTCACTATTTCACATCGGAAAAATTTATTCCTGGGGAAACAAAAACATCATATAAAGCTAATTTGAATCCTTTTAAGCCATTTACATTTGCGAAAAAGAAAGAAAGAGTTATTAAGGAAAGTAAAACGGTATTAGAAAAGAAAATCATGTGTGATGATTGTGGAAATATTTTTGATTGATGAAAGGTCGGAGATTAATCTCCGACCTTTTTCTTTTGTCAAATTGTCGACAAAATTTCCTCATTTGTTCGCATAACCTATATTATACTAGCAAATATCAAAAATCAATACTTGAAATTAACGAACATACGTTCTATAATTATTTCAGAGTAAAATTCAAAGGGGGAATTGCTGTGGATGAAAAAGAATGGTACAAGGAAAAGATAATTGAAAAAATTGATCACTGTGATAATTTACATTGGTTAAAAACGATATATGCATATCTTAAGGGGTTGCTAAAATAAGGAAAAGACAAGGGTTTGCGCATTGCCCTTGTCTTTTTTCTTTACTTATTTGATATTGCATCAACAAGTTCTTCCAAAGTTTTCCATCCATCTTCGTCTAATTTCAAAATTGCAGATATCAATCTGTGTTTGAAATTATCTTCGCCAAGATTTTCGATGTCTCCGAACGCTTCTGAAATTTGTTCGTCTTTTGTCTTTTCTATAAACATTTCTCCGTTACCGGTTCGTAGCCACTCTTCATTAACATTAAATTCCCTGCAAATAGAACGAACAACTGCGTCTGTAGGAGTTCTGAGACCTGTTTCGTAATTTGTAACGGTGTTCCCTTTTACACCAAGTTTTTCGCCAAACTCTACTTGGGTCATTCTGGCAGATTTTCTAACTTCCTTTATACGTTCTTTCATTTCCACACCTCCTTTCGATATAAATATATCAAAAAAAACTCACAAAGTCAATATTTACTATTGCATTTTAACTCTCGATGTGATATATTGAACTCACAAAGTCAATGAAGGCGGAACAAAAATGAGAAATAAACGACTTTACAATATTTGGGCCTGCATGAAACAAAGATGTAACAATCCAAATCATACCGCTGTTATATGGTATCACAATAAAGGAATCACGGTATGTGAAGAGTGGCTATCTTATAGAAATTTTGAAGAGTGGGCAATGGAAAATGGATATGCCGATGATTTGTCTATAGACAGGATTGATTCAAGCGGAAATTATGAGCCGAAGAACTGCCGTTGGATCAGTATAAGAGAAAATCGGTTAAGGGCAGTAAGTGGAAGTGATAGGACAATCAAAAGAAATAGATATCAAATATGGAAAGAAAAAAACTTTTATCCATATAGAGGCGAAAAAATAGAACTTTACGGAGAATATCCATTAAAAAAAGATGCCGAAAGAATAAAGGAAGAGCTAAATCGAAAATTACGTAAAAGTCTGTATGAGGAAGCTGTAGAAAATGGAGAGACAGATCAATATGTACTACAGAAAATATTAACGAGAGAAACTTGGATGCAAGAAAAGTATTCGGTTTTTCATATTACAAATCAACAAAGGAGGTGATAAAAAATGGGAAAAGTCGATATTAGACAGGTCAATGACGAAAAAGGAATTTTTACTGAAATTCTCATTGACGGTCACAAAATTGATGGTGTGAGAAACTACGAATTGAAACAGAAAGCAGGAGAAGCACCTGTGTTAACTTTGGACTTAAATGCATTTGACATATCAACAGATTTAAAAATGTTGAAGTTAAATCAAAGTACAGTCGGTGAGATTGAAAGCATCAAGTTCAAAGATGGCATTGAGACAAGTTTCGGATAGGCTCCCATGTTTCAGAGAGCCAATAAAAATTATCTGTTTTTTATAATAGAACATTGATTTGGGTCGTGGCAGCAACCTGTAAAACTTGCATATTTGCAAGTCAATCTTCCGGGGATAAATTTTGGCTTTTCATCTTCTAATGAAGAAGCCGGAATCATTTCCATTGAAACAGAATAATTTTTGTTCTGCTTATCGCAGAATCCGTTGTAGATCATGGTAAATCACCTCCTTATAACTTTGATAAGGAAGATTATACCATAAAAGAGAGGAAGTGAGTTAAATGAGTGAGAAAGAAAAAACTATCGTTGAGAAAATCAAAAAAGCAATTCCGAACATGTCGGATTTTGACAAAGGATATTTTCTTGGGAAAGTTGAAAGCCTGGCAGATGCTTCTGATCAGAAGCAGGAAGAACGCAAAGAGCATGGAGATTAATTGAAAGGTGGTGACGATAGTTGAAAATGTCATATGGGTATGAGCTTGCTGGTAAGTCAATGACTTTGTCAGACAGTGTAGAATGTATGGCACTTCTGATTGCGGAAGAATATTCAAAAGGTGAAAAGAGAATCGAAGAAATCCAGCAACGATGCAAAATCCTTGATTCCCTTTCCACAGCACTTTTAGCAGTTAAAAAATAAATCTTTTACTGCTCATTGGATTGATAGCAGCTTCTGCTCTTGCCGGTTCTGGTTTTTCTTCTGGCAGAGATTCGATGATATCTGAATAGTATTGGTCGTACAGTTTCTTGAAATCGTCAAATGAGCCAGAATAACCACAAATTTTAGCAATGGCATAAGCAGATGCGTATTCTTTGTTATCCATAACAGATCACCTCCTATCTTATGTAAAGATACGGAGATTATATCACAGAAAGTAGGTGAAGAACAAATGAACGAATTACAGATTTTTAATTTTAATTCAGAAGAGTTCGGTGAAATCCGAACGGTAACTATTGATAGCGAACCTTGGCTTGTTGGGAAAGACGTTGCAGAAGCATTAGGGTACAAAAATACAAAAGATGCAATTTCATCACATGTTGATGTTGATGACAAAAGAATTATTCAAAGGTCGGATATCGCTACCTTAGAAAATCATTTACCAAAATCAGCATTTCCATATAATTTCACTTCGGCAGAAATACCGAATCGTGGATTAACGGTTATCAATGAATCCGGTTTATATGCGTTGATTTTTGGAAGCAAGCTTGAATCAGCAAAAAGATTCAAACACTGGGTAACATCAGAAGTTCTCCCAACCATCCGAAAAACAGGTGGCTATCGCAAACCGATGTCAACAGCGGAGCAGATTAAACTCCTGGCACTTGGAAACACGGAACTGAATGAGCGTGTTTCTGACGTTGAGAAAAAGATTGATTCATTAGAGAATGACATGCCACTGTACGGATGTGAGATTGACGATATCAAAAATCACGTTAATCGCAAGGTTGTAAATGTGCTTGGTGGAAAGACAAGTGAAGCATACAGAGATGGAAGCATTAGAAGTTCAGTGTTTAAAGATATTTACCGCCAGTTAAAACGTGAGTACGGTTGCGTAGCATCTTATAAATCAATCAAGAGAAAATGGATTGATGATGCTCATAATCTCATCAACGATTATGAGGTTCCGAAAGTGTTGGAAGAACAGATCAGGGATGCCAACGCTCAGATACGGCTTGTGTAGGTACATTTAATAAGGAAGAAAGAGGTAAAAAACATGAAATGGTTTTCGAATTTCACATTAGTGTTGTCCATCTCTGCTCTTGTTTTATCCATTGTTTCTTTTGTTATTTCAATAGCAAGGGTACTACTATAGCAGCAATAGACACACTTATAGAAATGATTGTGCACACAAAAGATGTTCTTGAAGATTTTTTTGCAGACTTAGCTTCACTTTTAGTAAGCTCCAAAAGTTGCCCCATATCTTTTTGAGATTTCTCAAGAGTTGCGATTTGCTTCTTTAATAATTCTCTTGGAGATTCACCCGGTTCGTATTCCGGTGTGATTTTTGGTAGTTCAGTAATAGGTGTGTCAAGTTCGTTAATAGAAAAGTATTTGTTTTTCATAAGTAATCCTCCACTTTTTAGAGGATTATACCACAAAAGGAAGTGATAGGAAAATGAAACAGCCAAAACGGTTGACCAGAGACCAGAAAGTAATTCTTTCAGCACAGGGGCTTGTAGCTGATAACTACATGCTTGAGAAAGAAACAGAATTTTATCTGGTTGTAGTACATAAATCCACTGGAAAATCCAGACGGATAGATAAATATGCAGGAGGGAAATACAGATGATAGTAACAAATCCAAATGACTTGATGATAGTTGAGTTACAGATTCTCAACGTATTCGGAAAAGAGTTCGTAATTGAGGATGGAAAAATTACAGGAATTGTAGGTGCATGCGAATAATGGGAATAGCATTTACAGAACTCAGGGACGAAATCAAAAAATCAAAGATTTTTGGTGCATACGAAGCAAGCGTTCGTCGTGGTGATCTGCCATCAGAAACACGGACAGCATTAAGAAGTGCCGTTAGCTTGCATGAGATGGATAATGTTGATTTCTTAGACCTGTTTGAAAAGACAGCAAGAGAACACATGTTAGAAGTGCTAGATACGATGCTTCGTGTAGATATTTTAGTTGAAAGGGGATAGAAAGGATGAAAATTGAATTAAAGAAACTTATTGTTGAAAATTTCATGGCATATCCACATGCGGAATTTGATTTCTTCAACAGAACAGTAGTTTCCGGCAGAAATGGAATCGGTAAATCAACCATTGCAACAGCTTACACATGGCTGATGTTCGATTGTGATTACCAGTTAAAGGATAATCCGGCAGTAAGAAGAACCGTTGACAGTAAACCGGTAGATGACATGGACGTATATGTTGAAGCAATTCTGGATATCGACGGTAAGGAAGTGACTGCCAGAAAGGTTCAGAAACGCAAATACAGAAAATATGGTGTCGGATATTCAGATGACAACACATATTTCATCAATGAAGTTCCAAAGACGCTCAAAGCATTTAATGAGTATTTTGAGATTGATATGAATTTATTGAAAATGTGCAGCAGTCCGGGAGAATTTCTTAATCAGAAAACAGCGGATATGAGAAGTTATCTGTTTGGACTGGTTGAAAATGTCAATGATCTGGACGTGGCAAAAGAAAATGCTGAACTTTCTGCGATTACAGATTTTCTTGAAAAATATTCTGCTGATGAATTAACAGCAATGAATAAGGCAACAAAATCAAAAATCGACAAGGAACTGCCTGTCATTGACGGGCAGATCAAGGAAAAACAGAGAGATATTCAGCTGAAATCTGACGTTGACGTGGCAGAACTGGAACTTCTGAAAAACACGCTGTCTGAGCAGTTGGAGGGCAACATAAAGAAACAGACGGATGCAGAAGCACTGGAAAAAGGTTTACAGGACAAGGCACAAGGCGTTTTGGATTTGAAGTTCGAATTAAGTGGTTTACAGGCACAGGCAAACGACAAAAATACAGAAAAAATCCGTGAGGTTCAGCACAAAATCAATGATGCAAATGCATTTGTAGATTCTATCCATGAAGAAATCAGAAAAAATGGAGTTGCTGTTGACCGGATTAAGTCAGAGATCAGTGAAAAAGATTCTGCCAGAGAACTGTTGGCAAGGAAGTGGGTAGATGTTAACAATGAAAAATTCGATGATAATTCAACCATTTGCCCGACATGTCACAGAGATCTTCCAGACGAAGAAATCAAACGTCTTGTATCAGAGTTTACGGAAAGCAAGCAGAAACGGCTTTGTGAAATCGAAGCAAAAGGAACTACATTAAAAGAAGAGATTGAGAAATTGAAACCGGTTCTTGCAGAACTTGAATCTGTGGCAGAAGAAAACATGAAAAAACTAAATTCAGTGATTTCAAAACTGGACGAATATAACAAACAGTTAGATGCAATCCCGAAAGTTGTTGATATTTCAGATACAGATGAATACAAAAAACTGTCTGCTGAGATTGATGCAAAAGAAGCAGAATTGCAGAAATCAATGAAAATGGATGATATGCGTGGACGGTTGAAAATGGAAGAAAATGAGATCCGCAGAAAATTGTCTGAATGTGAAAGCCAGATTTCAAAGTCCGACACATCCGCAGACGAGAAGCGTCTTGAAGAACTCCGTGAACGTAGAATTGATATGGAGCAGAAAAAGGCAAATGCAGAAAAGATTCTTTATTTGCTTGGTGAACTGGAAAAGGCTAAAAACCAGAAGTTATCTGCCGAAATAAACAAACATTTTGAAACCGTTCAGTGGCAGCTGTTTGAAGTGAATAAATCTGGTGGTTACAAATCAGTATGCATACCTACTGTTGATGGAAAATCTATTCTTTCAACCATGAGCAATAAAGGCAATCAGATCATCGGAAAGGTTGATATTTGCAATTCGATTCAGAAAATCAATGATTTATCCGTACCTGTATTTTTGGATGATTCTGAATCATTGGATGTTAGCAACAAAGAACGGGTTTCAAAATCTGCCGAATGCCAGTTAATCATGCTGGAAGTAACAGATAGCAGTAGATTATCCGTAATGGAGGGATAATGGCAAGTGTTGGAATTGGCTGGAATTTAAAACAACCAGACGCGAGATGCATGAAATGCAAAAGATGGAAAAGTGCCGATAATTCTAAAGGATATTCAAATTATAAAACACCAGGAATGTGCACACTTTCATATTGCGAAAAAGATTTTCGAAAAAAGAGAGGTAATAAAAAATGAGTAAAGAATTAGAACTTGCAAGAGAGCTTGTCAAACAGCTTGAAGAAGCAGAAAGGGCTAATAGGGTACAGTTATCAGAGTTGGATCCGGGCGATGTGTTCAAAATTGGAGAGAATGATTTTATCGTTCTGGAACATCATTATGACACTACGACCGTGATTTCAAAAGGATTTATGGCGGAAAATGTTGTATTTGATGAAAATACACGAGATTACAACAAGTCGAATTTAAAAAAAGTTATTGAAAACGAAATTCAACCGATTATTGAATCCGAAGTCGGTTCCCAAAACCTTGTGGAACACGAAGTTGAACTTACATCCGTTGATATGCAACACGAATTTTGTAATTGCAGTTGCAAAGTAAGACCTATTACGTTTGATGAAGCAAGAGAATACAACAATTTGCTTGCCGACAAAAGCCTTGATGATTGGTGGTGGACATGCACACCGTGGTCTACTGCTGATAGAGGAGCGAAATACAGCATTTCCGTTGTTTCTCCGTCCGGCGGTGTCAGCATCCGCTCTTGTTGCTACTTCATCGGTGTTCGCCCGGTTTGTATCTTGAAATCTAATATCTTTGTATCAGAGGAATAAGTAAATGGCAGAAACCGACTTAAAGGTAATTCTTAAGGCAAAAGAATTAGCGGAACATACCTTGCAGGAGGTGATTAGGTACGGGAAATAGATTTAATAAAAAACACGGATTTTCTGACTCAAGGTTATATCGTATATACAACAATATTAAAAGTAGATGTTATAAAACGTATGCGAAAGAATATGAAAATTATGGTGGAAGAGGAATTGGAATGTGCGATCAATGGCTAGGAGAAAATGGATTTGTAAATTTTTTAGATTGGGCATTGAAAAACGGATATTCG